AGAATTTACCGAGGACACCCCCACAGAGCCAGCATCTGCGATTTTTAATCGCGGATGCGAACTTCTCCCCGTCCATCGCCCGAAACTCGGGCAGGCCATCCACGAACGGGACGAACCACGGGATGGGATAACCCTCGCGGCTAAGGGGGAAGCCCCTTAGCCGGTGTGGTATCTCGATCTGCGCTATCCGCTTGTTCAATACTTCCATTATATCGCTCCATTTGTGCGACGACGGCCAATACGTCCTTGACCTGGACCTCCGCGAGTATCTTCGGCCCGGTCATCACGGCGATGGTGATCACCCTGCGGTCGCGGTCTACCCTCAAGGCCAGGGTGGCTCTACATGGCGTCATTCACATCGCTCCCTCACTACTTTCGATGTGTTCACCGGGCAACTCCGCCTCCACCGTCGCGCGCTGCTCACGGTAGGCCATGACCAGGGAGTGACCCACGTCCATCTCTTCCGGCGTGGCCTTGCCCTCCGCGGCAATGGACCACTGGCCCCACTCCCCGATGGCATTGCTCTGGCTCTTGACTTTCATGCGATAGGTGTAGGTGAACCTGGCGGCGGGCTTACCACTCTCTGTGCGGCGAGACCCTATCAGGCCATTGAACGTCTTGCTGATGAACATCCCGGTGCCCGAGAACTTGATCGCGTACGGCAGCAGCGAGTTGTCCATGTGGATCAGGCCGATGTGCATGTGGATCAGATTTGCGATATTACCCTCTGGGGTGCGATAGAACGTATAGCCCTGCTTCTCTGCCTTGTGCATGGTCCACGCCGGTGAGGGTTCGTCGTGCAACTCCACGAAGTTGGCCGCACCGTCCCGCTCCTTCGGCGTGCGGACCTCCCACTTGGTCTGGAACACGCAGGGCTGGAACAGGATGCCCTCCTCACCGTGGATCAGCGGCTTGTGGTAGCTGGACAGAAAGATCATGCCCGGCGCGGCGCCCTCCACGTAGGCGACGTTGTTCTTCTTGACCTGGGGCGATAAGCCTTGAAGGATGGTCACTCGTGGCGTGATGCTGTGCTCACTGTCGACGTAGGTCCCCTCGCCGGCATACTTGTCGGCGTAGTCCTGGGCTGCCGGCAGCATGGGCTCATCGTTCTTGGCGACTTGTTGCTTCGTCATGACTTGACCTCCTTCACTTTCACTTTGGGTGCTATGAACGCACCGATGGTTTCCAGGTTTGGAATGTCGCCCCCGTTCTCGAACTGGGATTTTACCCACGCCTTCAGCGTGGAACTGTGAACGGCCTTCTCTACGCCGACCGTGTAGCCGGCGGTCACCAGATCATCGACCAACGCCCTGGCCATATTTGCCTCACCCTTGGCAAATTCTGCGGTGACCTTGATCTTGACCAGCTCGTCCGGGAGCACGGCGAAGGCAGCCTCGCGTCGCTGTTCTTCCCAACTGGCCGCGATGCTGGCGCGATAGTAGGTGTCCAGCTCAAACTCTAGCGCCGGAGTATTATCGATAGCAGGAATGCTGAAGGCGCTGCAGTCCAGCTCATGCATCACGTCCACTAGTTCACCGAACTCTATGGTACGGATACGCTCGTTGACACTCTTGAGCCTCTCCTCCAGATCAGACGCCTGATGGAGCTGGTCTCTCAGCTCGTTGGCCAATAAGCTCAGCTTCTTCCGTTGGGGTTGGTCATCCATGAGTGAGCCCCTCTAGGACAGACGAAAACGCTAGAAAAATAGCTTACTCCTATTTTTTCAACGATTAAAGAATTTTCTTTACTTTCTGAATTTTAAGGTATTTTCTTCACAATTGGCAAAATCGTGGGGTCCCCATGCTGGGCCAACGTCCCGCGGATAGTTCGGCAAGAACCGCAATCTCATCCCGGTGCTCCAAACATCACAAATAAAATCCCGGAATCTAACGCAGAGGTGTGTCATGGAGTACGAATATCATTACTCTCGCTTCCCGGCGCTGGCGGCATACATCGATCGCATCGGCGCAGAGCAGCTGAACTTTCGGAGGTTCATGGTCAAGGAGTATCGTGGAAGCCACTACTACGTAGAAAAGACCTTGATCAAGATCAACGACGACTTTACCATCTCGTGCAGCAGTAAGGAGTATGAGCCAACCGAGGCTGAGTCCGAGGCTATAGTCGCAGAGCTGGCCAAGGTGGAATTTCCCAAGAGCATCCGGGCAAGCGTGGCTAATGTGGAAGAGCTGTTGGCCAGCGGATTGATCCACGGTAACCTGTACAGCTTCTTCGACTCAGCGCGCAAGGAGATCGTCATGTGCCAGGAGCGGACCACTACCAAGGACGGGAGCAAGGCCTACATCCCGTGGACGCTGTTTATGGCCCCGAGAGGTAAGCCACAGTGGCGAGCGATGGAGCCGGAGGGTCCGTTGCCGTTCTGGAAGCCCAAGGTCAGACGGAATAAATCGTCGATCATGGTCCACGAGGGCGCCAAGACGGCGTATTTCGTCGATGCACTGGTCAACGACCCGGAGCGACGAGAGGAGCGAAAGAAACACCCGTGGATTGAACAGCTGACCATGTTCGAGCACTGGGGAGCGATCGGCGGCGCGCTGGCCATCCACCGCTGCGATTATGATGAGCTGAGGCGGGAGAAGGTGGAGGGCCATCTGTACTATGTCAGTGACAATGACTTCGTCGGAGGCGAAGCGGTCAAGGTTTTTTCCAAAATATATGGTGGGAAGGTCTACAACATCAAGTTTGACAATCGCTTTCCAGTAGGGTGGGACTTGGCCGATCCAATTCCGGAAGCACTGGTCTCACGAACGGGGTCCGTCAGGCTGGCGTTATTGGACTACGCCCAACCGGTGACGTGGGCTACCTTCCGAATAGAGAAAGACGGTGTTGGTCGTCCTGGTTGGGGACTGACCAAGGGGTTCACCGAGGAGTGGGTCCATACCGTTGATCCGGAGTTTTGGTGCCACACCAGATTGACCCACCTCTGTTTCAGGCTTCAAAAGAATTTCGATAGTTTCGTTGATCCATTCTCTCACATCAGTGATACAGGGAGACTGCTTCGCAAGGTATGGACTAATAAGGCAGTGACCGTGAAGTACGATCCTGCCGCCAAGCCTGGCCTGTTCTACGATAAGGACAAGAGTGCATGCCTCAACTTGTATCAACCCTCAATTGTGCGAGACTACACTAAGGCCGAGGCTAAATATGCCGATCATAGTCCATGGACCGACTTTCTGGAAAAGCTGTTCCTGGATACGTACGAGCGTAGTGTCGTGAGCAAGTGGGCAGCCACGCTGATGGGCGTGCCTGGCTTGAAGATGAACTACGGCCTGCTTCTGATATCTGAGATGCAGGGTGTCGGCAAGACCACTATGTGCGATTTTATCGGCGAGGTTCTTGGTCGCAAGAATGTGGCTGCCACTAGTGAGAGTAGCATTCTGGGCAGGTTTAACGAATGGGCAGAAAAACAGTTGGTCACAGTGAACGAGATTTACCAGGGCCACAGCACAGCCGCATATAATCGCCTGAAGGAGATTATCACCGATCGCACGCTGCGCGTGGAGAAGAAGTTTGTGAGCGAGTATTACGTGGACAACCACGTCCACATCATCGCATGCAGCAACAGCATGAGAGCACTGAAGCTGGAAAACTCTGATCGCCGCTGGTTCATTCCAACGGTATCCGAGCAGAAGCAACCCCACGAGTACTGGAAGAAGCTCTACGATTGGGCGGAGCTTGAGGACGGTTATCGCAAGATCAAGCAGTGGGCCAAGGACTACGTGGCCGAGCATGGTCACGTCGAGCCAGGCGCGGAGGCTCCGTGGACACCGTTTAAGAAGATCATGATCGAGGAGAGCGATAGTCCTGGGCAAGAGTTAATCCGTCAGGACCTTCGCTGGGTTCAGACTATCTGCGGGATGAACGGAGCCGGAGAGAATATTGAGCAATCAGCCGCTCCGGAGATGGCTCGATTGGTCTCTGCGGCCAAGGGAGGAATGCCGTTAGTGATGTTCGATAAGGATGGGGTGAGGGCCATCGAGAATGTGTTGTACAACGGGAGGAGTGGGGATCGCGTAGAGAAGCCGGCGGCCGTGCGCAAGATCGCTGAGCAGGAGGGTTTTCATATCGGCAAGACTAGGGTGGCCAAGCCCGCGCCTGGATTTAAGCACACACTCGGCGCCAGGGTCATCTCCACCTCTAGGGAGCTCGCGGCCCGTGATCCCAATGAGCTGACCGCCTGTGGCTATGATGACAGGGACCTTAGATTGGTAGATTTGGCTCGCTTGGCCACAGAGCTAAAGGACCTCTAGAACCTAGCTTGGCGCAGCCTTGGTTTTTGCGGCTGCGCCAGGTCTCTTCTCCAAGTTCCATTTTAGATGGGACTCAGCAAGAGTAAAAAAAGAAAAGGCAATTCTGTAATGATTTCATTTTCCATTTTTAAGATTACCCCCCTTTTTTATTTCCTATGGCCTACAAGAAGAGAACGAAGGAGAAGTATAAAAGGGAAAAAGGAATACCAAAAGAGGGGGTAAAATGGAAATGGGAAAGTACGAAAGATGGGTTCCATCACTGCGAGAAAAGCCGGCGGCAGCCGGCTCCTTTGCTGCGAGAAAAACGCCAAGCTGGAACCGCAGGATTTTTTGTGGAATGGTCCCCTCCCAGCCAAGGAGGTTTTTAGCCATGACAGCTTGGCTGGTTGCGAGGGTGATGACTAGTCTCGAGCCCAAGATCACTGATCGGTTAGCCCGTTTGGAAACGGAGAGCTACTGGCCAAAATTCTGCGATACTATCATAGACAAACGAACGCATAGGAAGCGAAAGATCATCAGGCCACTTTATCCGTGCTATCTGTTCATCAAGACAATTTCGTTTTATTTCCTCTATGAGATCGAAGGTGTTACAGGCGTCGTCATGTTAGGCGAAAGTCCTGCACGCAGTGATCGCCTAGACCTCGAAATCATTAAGATGCGAGAGAGCGAGTGTAACGGTTGCGTCCCGGCGCCGATCGTAGAAGTTGCGCCGAGATTGATCGTAGGAAGTAACGTGGTGATCTTGTCCGGAGCATTGCGAGGTCACGTCGGCGTTTGCCGAGAGAAGCGCGGAAAGCAAGCGAAGGTAGTTACGAACTTGTTTGGTGGTGACACACCAGTGTGGCATAGCGAGCTTGATCTAGCAGTCGCCTAGGCGAAAAGAACCAAGAACAAATATGCGGTAGCTCGCGCTTAGGTTTGGAGGGTCTGGTTCGACCGGACCGGCGCAGCATGGGTGAGGAGATTGAAATGATTAGCATTTCGCACTGGGGCTTGTTTTCCACACCGGCTTTCCGTAAGCTCAGCGATGCTGAGGTAATTCGGTTCAAAGCGCTGTGGGAAGAACAGCATAATTCATATCGGCCGCGTATATTGTTGCTGCCGGATACTTCAGAGGCACAGGCATGGGTAGAGTGAGCCAGTGGCATGATTGGTACAAGACCTCCGGTTGGATCAAGAGGAGAGCCTATCAGCTGCGTATAGCTCCACTGTGCAAGATGTGTCTGGATAAGGGTGAGCTAGTACCTGCGCGAGTGGCTGACCACGTGGTCCCTCATGGTGGTGACTATAACAAGTTCGTTCTAGGTGAATTACAGTCGCTCTGCTTTGAGTGTCATGATAGACGTAAGCGAACAACGGAACTACGTGGTTATCACAGTGAGATGGATGAACACGGATGGCCGATCGACCCTGCCCATCCAACCAACGTGAGAGCTAGACTAACCAGTTCAACTCGATGATTTGATTTAAGTAACCTCGGTTTGAATACTGCGATACCTGCGAGTTCCATATGGCCACATAGAATATCATTCTCCGGCGGGGACGATCATTCCGGGGGAGGGGGGGCTCGGAGAAAATCATTCCCCCCACGAATTGGACCGCGGCGGCGCGAGAATTTATACATATTTGAAATCAGATTTTAATTTACGAAATATTCGTATGATATCAAAGAGTTATGCGAAACTAACCTCTGCTAAGTGAGTTCCCGAAATCTCATTTCAGGAGGTATCCGGATACCATTCTACGACCTCATGGAACCGTAGAAGAATGTTCTTCTCTGAGTGAAATGCACGAAAGGTTGAAATCCCATGCCAAAGCCAACCCCTACGCAGGAAGAGTGCAACCTGGCCAACTACGGTATCGTCGTGATGAACAAGGAGGCCGATGGCAGTCCGGTCGAGGACCCGAGCGCGCCGCCCGCCTCGGCGCCTGACCCGAGCGAGCCTCCGGTGTTGCATTCCATTTCTCCGAACTCTGCGGTCTCCGGCGGTCCAGACCTCGTGCTCCACTGCCGCGGCGCGAACTTTGGATCGGAGACCATCATCCACTTCGGCATAGAGGATGAGCCCACCACGCTGGTGTCCAGCGCCGAGGTGACGACCGGCGTGAAGCCATCACTGTTCGCACCGGCGGTGGTGCCGGTGACAGTTCGTAACGGCGCGAAGTTGTCCGAGCAGGTGGACTTCACGTTCACCGAGCCAGCCAGACACGGGAGGAGAGGCGACGCGTCGTCCTGACTTTCTGCCCCACCGGCCGAGCTCGAAGGCACGAGCTTCAAACTGTAGGGACGACTGCAAGCGCCCCGGTCGCAAGGTCAGAGAGAGCCCGGACCAAACGTTCCTCGGTTCGCATCCTGGTTTACGAGCGACGCCTTGGTCCGGGTGTTTAATCACGAGCAGATTGATTTAAGAGCCCCTTTGGTCGATTGCTCGTAGGTGGGAGGAGGTCCGTAAGAGGTCCCCAGCCGAAGACGGACCTCCTGTCCAGTTTCGTTAGGGGTTGGCGTTCGTTTAAATGGAGACCATATGGGTCGCAGAGGTATCGGGGCCGTCCCCAAGTCCAAGGAACCGCCCAAGAGGATCAACCCGTGGGAGGCTAAGGCACTTTCTCGGGCCGAGAGAGTGATGGCCTTCTGCGAGGACCTCACGGTCACCTCCGGCGCGGATGCTGGAAAGAAGCTGATCCTGCGGCCGTGGCAGAAGCGGTTCATCAGGGCGGTGTACCGGGTCAGCTCCGGCAGGGAGATCAGGCAAGTCCGCACCGCCTGCCTGAGCATGGCCCGCAAGAACGGAAAGACCCAGCTGGCCGCCGCCTTGGCGTTGGCCCACGTGAGTGGGCCGGAGGCGGAGAGCAGGGGTGAGGTGTACGCCTGCGCCAATGACCGCTTCCAGGCCGGCAAGATATTCAACGAGATGGAGGCGATCGTCCTCCACCACTCCTGGTTGGCCGCGAGGATCAATATATCCAAGTTCACCAAGAGCATGGAGGACGTGTACAACGGGACGATCTATTGCACCCTGACCTCGGAGGCAAAGACCAAGATGGGGCTGTCGCCGAGCTTCGTGGTGTACGACGAGTATGGCCAGGCCTCGGACAGAGACCTCTACGACGCAATGGACAGCGCGATGGGCGCCAGGAAAGAACCGCTGATGCTGGTCATCTCCACCCAGGCGGCGGACAGCTACGCTCCGTTGAGCCACCTGATCGACTACGGCCTGAAAGTGAATGCCGGAGAGATCAAGGACAACGCGTTCCACATGACCCTGTACGCTGCCCCGGAGGACGCCGACCCATGGGACCCGGAGAGCTGGGAGCTGGCCAACCCAGCCCTGAACGACTTCCGGTCCTTGGAGGACGTCAGGCGGCTGGCTAACCAAGCCAAACGAATGCCGACCAAGGAGAATGCGTTCCGTAACCTGATCCTGAACCAGCGGGTCGCCGCGGAGGCGCGGTTCATGGAGCCTTCGGCGTGGAAGGCCTGCGGCGCCGAGCCGGTCATCCCTCCGGGCCACCAGGTGTGGGCTGGGTTAGACCTCGGAAGTACGAGAGACCTCACGGCTCTGGTGATTGCCAGAGACGATCCGACCACCGGGCTGTGGCACATCAAGCCCTGGGTGTGGGTCCCCGGTAATCTGAAGGAGCGTGGGGACGAGGACGGCGTCCCGTACGAGGTGTGGGAGCGGCAGGGTCTGATCATCGCGGCCGGGATAGCGACCGACCCGAGGGCCGTGGCCAAGAAGATCGCAGAGGTCAACGCTCAAAATCCAATCAAGGGATTGGCTTTCGACCGTTGGCGACTGGCCGAGGTCAAGCGAGAGCTGGAGGCAATCGGCTGTAACGTCCCTCTGGTCGAACACGGCCAGGGCTTCAAGGACATGACTCCCGCGGTGGATGTGGTGGAGCGGTTCATCATCCAGGGCAAGATATGCCACGGGCTCCATCCCGTACTGACGTGGTGCGCCAACAACGCCGTGGTGATCAAGGACACCGCCGGAGGTCGCAAGTTTGACAAGAGCAACTCGAAGTATCGATCCAGGATCGACGCGCTGGTGGCGATGGCGATGGCCCTGTCCGCCGGCGCGGTCAAGGAGCAGGCCAAGGTCATTGACATCGATACGTTGATCGCATGATGCGAACTAAGGACATGTGGTATGTCATCGGTGCCGTGGCGATCACCGTGGTCGTCATCGCCGTGATCAGTTGGCTGTATGGATAACTGGGAGGATCATCATGACACTGGGTCTCTGCTACTGGATACTGATGTTAATTTGGCTGGTGTTCGGCATTCTTGTTCACTTTGCTGTCGTCACTGGTGGATATGGCATCCTGGGCAACACCATCTTGCTGTTCGTGCTGTTCTTGCTGTTGGGTTGGCAGGTGTTCGGTCCACCAATTCATCGATAATCAAAGCAGGGAGACCGCCGATGGACTATATCGATTTGGTTTTTAGGGCGCCTGAGCCAGAGTTCGCGGCCAAGACTGGGTGCGGTGGTCTATTGATCACCACCGTCATGTTGACGAAGTGGCAAATTGAGTATCTCAGGTCACTCAAGCTAGACGAGAGACTGAGCGACGGCGATGTCGTGGTAATTCCTGCGCGGGAGGGTGAGTGAGATGAAAGTCGTAATCTCTTCCGGCCACGGGCTGAAGGTCCGCGGCGCCAGTGGCTACCTCGACGAGGTAGACGAGGCTCGCACGGTCGTCGAGGCGGTCGCCGATCTGATGCTGAAGAGCGGGGTCGGCGTGAAGACCTTCCACGATGACATCTCGGACACCCAGAGTGAGAACCTCGAGGCGATCGTGGACTACCACAACGCCCAGGACCGTGAGCTCGATGTCTCGGTCCACTTCAACGCCTACCAAACTACCTCGAAACCGATGGGCTGCGAGGTTCTGTACGTGACCCAGCACGAGCTGGCCTCCGAGATGTCGAGGGCCATCTCCTCCTCTGGCGACTTCATCGACAGAGGAGCGAAATATCGTGACGACCTGTACTTCCTCAATAACACCGAACAACCTGCGATCTTGCTCGAGGTGTGCTTCGTTGACAGTTTGGCCGACGCAGAGTTGTATCGAGAGAAGTTTGATGAAATTTGTGCCGCGATCGCCTCGGTCATCTCTGGGCAAGCGATCGCCGATGTCCCACCGCCGGAGCCGGAGCCTGAGCCTCCGGCCGAAGTCAGCGGCGAGAACCGGGTTGACATCTTTGGCACCATAGAGGGTGACGTGACCGTAGTGATCAATGGCCAGCGGGTCAGTGGTACGTCCCGCTGTCTCAATCTGGTCAGCATGAAGATAAAGATGCACGGAGACGTCACGGTCTCGATCAATGGGCAGGACTTTCACAACGCGCCGGTGATCCCACCCAACCAGTGCGGGATCATCGCGACGGTATTCGGCGGAGAGAGCGACTACAACGTCTCGGCCTATGACGAGAACAAGGTGCTCAATGACACCGATCTATACGTGGCGCTGCCAGATCGCATCGAGGGTGAGCGCCCGAGAGTGCGGGTATACAACTTGGTCACCGGGCTCAGCGCTATCGCTGAGATATGGGACGTGGGTCCGTGGAACACCAATGACCCGTACTGGACTACCGGCGAGCGCCCACAGGCCGAGAGCGGTACGGACATGGAGGGCACCACTACCAACGGCGCCGGGATCGATCTGTCGCCGGCGCTGGCTGCGGCGCTGGGCATAGACGGCAAGGGCACGGTGGATTGGCAATTCATCTAGGAGAGTAATTATGAACGCACAATATCCGAAGACCGGCGCGACCGAACCGCTGAAGCCGTTCAAGCAGGACCCGATCCAGCTTCCGCCGGGCAATCTATTCACGCGGTTGCTCACGGCCAAGACGCTGGCCACTCTGAAGCGTTGCCGAATGTGGGACGTGGCCGCGGAGATGTGGCCGAATGACAAGACGCTCCAAGCTGCGCTGTTACTCCGGGCCGCCTCGACTCCGGCGATGACCACGGTGTCCGGCTGGGCGGCGGAGCTCGTCGCCAAGGTGGTGGCCGATGCCGTCGAGGCTCTCTCCGCAGCCACCTGCGCGGTGGACGTGATGCGGGCCGGGCTGGTGGTATCGTGGGACGGCTACGGGGCTATCTCCGTCCCGGCCCTCGCGGCCAGCGCCGGCAACGGCGGCTTTGTCGCAGAGGGTCAGCCTATCCCGGTGAGGCAGTTCTCCACCGCCGGGGTCCAGATCAATCCATACAAGGCGGCATCGATCAGCGTGTTGACCAGAGAGATGACGGACAGCTCGAACGCAGAGGCGCTCATCTCAGATGCGTTGGTCAAGTCCGCCGCCATGGCTATCGACGCAGTGTTCTTCGGGGCCGCCGCCGCTAGTGCAGCCGCTCCTGCGGGAATAAGGAATGGGATTGCCACCCTGCCCCCGTCTGCCAATGCCGACCCGTTCGGCGCATTCTTTGAGGACGTAGCCACGCTGCTCAACTCCGTCGGTCAGGTCGGAGGTCGTGGTCCATATTATCTGATTTCCTCGGTGGGACGATATGGCAGCATGAAGGTCCGGTTTGTCACCGAGGACCCCAATCTGGCCGTGTTGCCGTCCGCCGCCGTCGGAGCCGATCTGGTGGCGGTGGCCGCGCAGGCGGTGGCTGCGGCTATCGGCATCGATCCAGACATCGAAACGGTGAATGCCGCCGCGCTGGTGATGGATACCGCGCCTGGAGCAGCGGGCACTATGGGCCCGGAGCGCAGCGTGTGGCAGACGGACTCGATCGCCATCAAGGTGAGGTGGCCGGTGTCGTGGGCGCTGAGGGACCCGCGAGCGGTGGCGTGGCTTACCCCGGCGTGGAAGTAATTGCCATGGAGTTCGGCGTGAGTCCGTTCGTGGATGACCTCCCGGAGCTCGATCCGGTGATCGCCCATGAGCAGACCTCCTACGGTTGGCGTGGTCTCACCGAGCATGGAGAGGTGCTCGAGGTCAAGACCAACGGCCACTGCTCCGGTGTGCCAGACTCGATCATGGTGGTTGTCGACGGAAGGCCGATCGGAAGAAGGAGCGTCACTAACCAGGTGGGAATAGACATCGGTGGATACCTGCTCCACTTCAACAGGGTGGTCGAGCTTTATCGAGCCAACAAACTCTCCGAGGCTCTCGAGGAGAGCGAGGCGACTCTGCGTGCGGCCCCGACCCTGCGAGCCAGGTTCAACAGGAGTATGGTCTCGTTGGCCGCAGGGAAGTGGAGCGAGGGTTTGAGCGAGTACTGGGAGGTCGAGCAGCGTGATCCATTCATGAGACCCCAGGTCAAGCACGCGCTGTCTCTCGGACTGAGACCATGGAGGGGTGAGGACCTCGAGGGGAACAGGCTTCTGTTGCTCCACGCCCATGGCTTTGGTGACACGATCATGTGTCTGCGGTTCGTCAGGGAATTGAACAGCTCGGTGATGGTGATGCCCCCGGAGCTGATGGGATTGGCCAACCAGGTCGGACGTGTTATCCCAAACGTGATCGGCCAGGTCGGCGGTGACTTCTTCTGTCCGATGCTTCATCTGCTCCACGCGAGAGGTATAACTCCGGAGCGAGTGAGTGGAGAGAGTTATCTGAATGCTGGCGCCGACCTCAAGTTGGTCAACAAGTGGCACGTCAGATTGACCTCGAGGCGGAAAAAGATCGGTCTGGCGTGGTCGATAGGTAAGCCGAGTCCGGGTGATTATCCGAGAGAGATCGACGTCGGAGTACTCGCGGAGTGGCTCGGCGGCGACGGCGAGCTCCACAGCGTCCAGAGCCAGGACCACGAGCGGGCCCGAGAGTGCGGCGTGATCACCCACGAGTTTGAAGACTTTGCGGACTGCGCGGCGATGATGCGTTGCATGGATGAGATCATCTCCGTGGACACCGCCGCCCTGCACTTGGCTGGGGCGATCGGCCATCCCAAGGTCTATGGGCTATTGTCCCGCTGGGCGAGCTGGAGGTGGCTGGCCAATTGGTACGACAACGTCACGCTGCTTAGGCAGACAGTTGACGGCGATTGGACCAGTGCGCTGGCCCAGAGATGATGACCGAGAACATATCTTCCCCGCAGGTGGTCGGACCATTCTCCGAGTACCTCGGGGCCAATGAGTGCTCGATACTGATCGATCTGGTTAAGAGCGTGAGACCCAGGGTGATGATCGAGTTTGGATGCAATCTGGGGATCACAGCGAAGCGGGTGCTGGAGAACGTGCCGACGTTGGAGAAGTACATAGGCGTGGACGTGCCCGCTGGATACTTGACCACGCTGGTGTGTCAACTCGGTGAGGTCCCCCAGAGCGCCGGGTGTTACGCGGATGATGCTCGCTTCCATCTCTTGAGCTCGCCCACCCAGGAGCTTGAGGCCGGTGACCTCGAGCCTTGCGACGCGGTATTCATAGACGGCGACCACAGCTTTCCGGCGGTGACCCACGAGAGTCTGATCGCCAGAGACTTGGTCAGGCCCGGCGGGATCATCGTCTGGCACGACTTTCAAAATCCATCCGTAGAAGTCACCGAGACGCTGGTAAGTCTCTGTGAGCAGGGTTGGCCGATCGTGGGTGTGAGAAACTCCTGGTTGGCTTTCATGAGGAGGCCACGTGATGCCTATCAAGCCACACAAGGGTGAGAGCGAGAGCGACTTTATGGCCCGCTGCGTGCCGGAGATGATCGGCACTGGGGCGGACAAGCGACCGCAGGAACAGGCGGTGGCTATCTGCATGGACATCTGGCGCAACAAGGACAAGCAGGTGCCCGACCCAGACGACTATGAGGATGACGACGAGGATGGGTTCATATCTGACTGCGTCGATGAGATCGGCAATGAGGACGTCTGCCAGATGTTGTGGGAGGATCGCTCGGCCGCCGCTATGAGACACAAGACCCACGACGGCAAGGTCAATGGGATGGAGTTCATCCTGTCTGACGAGACGCCGGACCGCATGGACGACGTGATCATGAGCGACGGTTGGGATTTCAAGCATTTCAAGAGAAATCCGATCGCCCTGTTTGGCCATCGCTCCGATTTTCCGATCGGGAAGTGGAATAACCTCCGGGTGGAGAACCACCAGCTCAAGGCCAATCTCGAGATGGCCCCGGAGGGGACTAGTGACAGGATCGATGAGATCAGGAGGTTGGTTGACGCCGACATACTGAAGGCGGTCTCTGTTGGTTTCAAACCGATAGAGCGTAAGGATAGAGAGGGCACCGATTGGGGCTCTGTCTACACTAAGTGCGAGCTAGTGGAGTGCAGCATAGTGGCCGTTCCGGCTAACCCGAACGCACTGGCTGTGGCCAAGAGCTTGAATATCTCTCCCGAGATTATGGGCATGATCTTCGCCGGGCAAGGCAATGGAGGTCGTATCAGGCGTCGAGGGTTCAACGGCGGGCACGCCAAAAGCAATCGTGAAGGAAAGGGCGGACTCATGTCTAGCCTAGCTCAGCGCATCATGGACTTGGAGGCCAAGATCACCTCCAAGCGTGAGGCACTCGAGGCCCACCTCGAGAAGATGGACAACGATAATGTCAGCGATGCTGATATTGAGACCAACAACAGGCTGAACGATGATATCGCTCAGCTTGAAAAGACTCGTGAGAGTTTGCTCGGTAGCGAGAAGCTGTTGGCCAGGACCACTGGCCCAGAAGGTTCTCGCGCACTCAGCATCACGGTTCTCGCGCGAGGAGAGGACAGGCCGGCGGCTCCGTCGGTGATCCTGAACAGGAAGAAGGACAGCATTGACATAGTCGAGCTGTTCGTCAAGGCCGGTACTCTGGTGTATTTCGCCAAAGCCGCCGGCAGCACTCTGGATGCCGCGAGGGCGAAGATCGCCGAGCGTCACCCCGAGTATCGCGATGAAGCCACCAAGATCGTGGCTGACATCGTGCTTCGTGCGGCTTCGGCGCCGGCGATGTCCACGGTGGCAGGTTGGGCTCAGGAGCTCGTGCAGACCACCTACGCTGCTTTGATGCCGCTGCTCATGCCCAAGGCCATCCTCACTCGTCTCGCGACGAGGGGACTAGCCCTGAGCTTTGGGACGTCCGGCAAGATCGTCATTCCCACTCGCTCTCGCACGCCCAGCTTGGCTGGCTCGTTCGTGGGTGAGGGTCTGGCTATTCCGGTTAGGCAGGGAGCGTTCACCAGCCAGGCGCTCACTCCGAAGAAGATGGCCGTGATCACCACCTGGACGCGGGAGATGGATGAGCATTCCATCCCGGCGATCGAGGGGTTGCTCAGGGAAGCCATCCAACAGGATACCACAGTGGCGGTCGACAGCGTACTGATCGATGCCAACCCGGCAACCGTGATCAGGCCCGCCGGCCTGCTCAACGGCGTGGCTGCAATTCCTCCCACCGCTGGTGGTGGGATCGCTGGTATCGTTGGGGATATCGTTGGGCTGATCAACGCGATCAGCGTGGCCACGCTCGGCAACGTGCGCAACCTGGTCTGGCTGGTCAACCAGACGGACATGCTTCGCGCGTCTCTACTCTCGGCCCCGAACACCGGCATCTTCCCGTTCCGCGATGAAATTCGCGGCGGTACTCTGGCCACCGTTCCGTTCATCGACAGCGCCACCGTTCCGGCAAAGACGATGATCTTGATGGATGCGGCCGACTTTGTGGTCGTTGGTGGTGATGCTCCTCGGATGGAAATGTCCGACCAGGCCACCCTCCACATGGAGGATACCAACCCTCAAGAGCTGGTTGGTTCTCCGAGCACGGTCGCTGCTCCGCAGCGCTCGCTGTTCCAGACGGACAGCCTTGCTCTGCGAATGGTACTGCCACTGAATTGGTTGCAGCGCCGGACCGGCACGGTGGCTTGGACCCAGAACGTCACCTGGTGAAAATACGACAGGCGGCTGCTTTCCGCTGCCGCCTGAAAGACCTCTGAGAAAAGGGAGAAGTTTTATGGCGACAGAAGTCAGCGAAAATGTCAAGAAGCAACTTGAGACCGATCGCAAGGCCTCGGAAAAATCTAGGTCGGAGTATGCTGCCCGCTCCAAGGGCAAGCCGACACCGACCCAGGAGGAGAATGATATCGTCGCACTCGGTGGTCACATCCTCGAGCACGAGGCGGACGGAAGTGATCCCGATCCGAACGTAGTAGCTCAGAACAAGAGCATGTCTGCTCACAAGCCTCAATCCTACTCGACCAGGTCTCAAGCCGCAAAAGAGTAACCTGAATGCGCGCTCTGATCGCCAACACCTTGAGGTCTGTCCTAAAGGCGGTCGAAGGTGGCTTTCGTTCCGGGCCATACTATCTACCGCTCACCGGAGGATGGTTGCCGAGTGGCGCGGCGGTCAATTGGTGGCAGGAGGGTTACAACCCTCTGTATGCCTCGACGTGCTCGGCCATGGTTGAGGCCTGTGTGTCCGCTTACGCGCAGACCGTGGCTATGTGTCCGGGAGACCACTGGCGATTAAATAACAAGGGCGGGCGAGACAGGGTGAAAAACTCTGCGCTCGCCCGCATCTTGCGACACCCGAACGAGTATCAGTCGATCAGTGACTTTATGCTGAATATCGTGCGTTCGCTGTATGTGAACGGTAACGCCTATGCGTTGGCTCTGCGTAATGATCGCTATGAGGTCGCAGAGCTTCATATGATGAACTCGGACATGTCCTATCCTCGCATAGCGATCAACGGAGAGATATTCTATTGGCTGGGCGGCAACGACGTGATGGCCAAGATGCTGAACGAAGAGTATCTGGTCGTACCCATGCGCGATGTGCTCCACGTCAGGCTCCACGTGGAGAAGCGGCGTTATCCAACCCCGTTGGTCGGTGAAAGTCCGATCGTCTCAGCCTATGGTGACATCGGAGTATCAGAGGCCATAGCCAGACAGCAAACCTCGTTCTACATGAATGAGGCCAGGCCGTCGGCCGTGTTGTCAACCGACCTGGTACTCGATAAGGATCAGGTCCAAGCCCTGCGGGATCGCTGGAATGAGCAGACCAAGCAACTCAACCAGGGTGGTTCTCCAATCCTAACCGCAGGTCTGAAAGTCCAGCCTTGGGCGGTCGGAGGAAAGGATGCGGCAACGGCAGATATGCTCAAGCTCTCGAACGAGCATATCGCTCTGGCGTTCAGGGTCCCACTCCAAATCCTGGGATTGGGTGGGACTGCGTACTCTTCCACCGAGCTACTGATGCAAAGCTGGATCGCCATGGGTCTCGGCTTTTGTCTCAACCACGTGGAGGAGGCGTTCGGCGTTTTGTTTCAACTCAAGGGACAGCCGGACGAGTATGTTGAGTTTGATACAGCCGCTCTGCTCAGGTCGGCGTTCAAGGATCGGCTCGAGGGTTTGGCCAGAGCAGTTCAGGGCGGCATCTACGCGCCCAACGAGGCTCGTAACCTGGAGGGTCTCGAATCTGTTCCGTATGGAGATGAGCCCCGCGTGCAACAACAAGTCGTTCCGTTGAGCGCGGCCAGTAAAATCCCAGCGGCCCCGGCGGCTCCTCCGGCCCTCGGTCCGGCCGACAAGCCTCTGCCTCCAGACGACAACAAACCTCCGCCCGAGAAAGGCAACAACGATGACATCCAACGGGAAGTCAGAAACTTGCTTAGGCTCACCGAGCGAATTGGACAACGGCGCCGATATTCTTCTTGACGCGTGGCGAATAGCTCTGGCCGATACGCTGGACAAGCAGAGCGAGCAGTGGGAGCGTCACTGCAAGTTGATGGAAGCCCAGTCATCCGCTATCATATCCAGACTGGAGACCCAGGTCGCCACGCTCAGTGAGCGGATCAATTCTAGGCTCGCTGAGTTGAAGGATGGCGCGCAAGGTTTAGTAGGTCCTCCGGGTGAGCGCGGTGAGGTCGGACCACAGGGAGAAAAGGGAGAACGCGGTGACCCAGGAGCTCAGGGAGAAAGAGGTGAGCGCGGTGACCTCGGCGAGAAGGGTGAGCCGGGAGAGCGAGGCGAGCCAGGCGAGAAGGGCGAGCGAGGCGACCAGGGCGAGGTTGGCGTTCCCGGAGAAAAGGGTGAGCGTGGTGACCAGGGAGAGCACGGAGCTGACGGGCTCAACGGCGAGCGTGGCGAGAAGGGCGAGCGAGGTGACGTCGGGCCAGTTGGTGATCTTGGTTCCATCGGGCCCGCCGGGGAGCGGGGCGAGAAGGGTGATCCTGGTCCCCAGGGTGAACGTGGCGAGCAAGGCGAGAGTGGAATTGGAGGCAGAGATGGCGAAAAAGGCGAGAAAGGCGAACGTGGCGAGCAAGGTACTGACGGCGTACAAGGACAGAGAGGTGAGAAGGGCGAGCAAGGTCTCACAGGTAAAGACGGTACGGCCGGCAAGGATGGCGCGCCGGGGTCAATGAGAGAGATCAGGCGGTTCGTCGAGGGCCGGGTCAACTACCACGGTGAGGTCGTGACCCACAAGGGCAGCACTTACCAGGCCCAGTGCGATACCGTCTACGCTCCTCCGCACGATGATTGGATTTGTGTCGCCGCCGCCGGCGCCAATGCTGCGTTGCCGTTGATCAGGGGCACGTGGAGAGATGACCAAAGCTATAGCTTCTTGAACATCGTGGCGCTGAATGGCTCGAGCTTTATAGCCAAGCGCGATCACCCAGGACCATGCCCCGGAGACGATTGGCAGTTGATAGCCAGTGCGGGCAAGCCGGGCAAGCCTGGCCCGAAGGGAGACCGGGGAGAGCATGGTCCGAGCGGAAGTCCGGGCGCGCCAGGCAGGGATGCTCCGGTGATCAAGACGTGGAGACTGAACAGGTCAACCTTCACAATCACCCCGGTTCTATCCAACGGCGAGGAGATAGAGCCGGTGTGCATCCGCTCACTCTTCGAACAATACAACGAGGAGACCAGCCGTGGCTGACAGGGTCATAAATGTGATCACCGAGGCAACTAATTTTGACCTGATTTCTCTCGACGAGTTTAAGGTCTTGGTCGGCATCCATCCCACCGATACCAGTCAGGACCAGGTGCTCCAGGAATACATAACTCAATATTCTGATGTGATCGCAACGGTCTGCAACAGGGTATTCGCATACGAAGAGGTCAGTGAGATTTGGCGGTGTGTGAACCACGACGACACGAATACTATGACCAGGTTGTTTCTCAGCCACTATCCGCTCGACCTGAGTGCTACGTTAACTGTGGAGAGTCCGACCGGCTCTCCGCTTGATCCATCAAGCTATGCGATCGAGAAGAAGTCTGGGAAGATCGAGCTTTTGGGAACGTATACCGAACCGATCACGGTGACTTACAGCGGAGGTTATAATCTGCCCGACGAGTCACCTCCTGCGCTGAAGCAAGCTGCAGCACTGATGGTGAGAGAAGGTCAAGCCTTGATGAACAGACTGGCAGTGATTGGAATACGAAGTATTTCTCACAAGGACAGTCGTGTGATGTACTATGATGCCAGTCAGCAGGGTAAGGGTCTGACAATCTCCGGGATCATTGGAGGGGCGACTAATAATTTGCTCATGCACTACGTGAGGCTCGAGGTCTAATGCTGGTCGTAACGCTGGACGTGAGTGGCTTGGTGGCGCGATTTGAGGCTATGTCCAAGAAACTCGAAGAGTTTCCCAAGCACATGGCCGAAGAGTTGACTGCTTGGCAGACCGAGGACATGCGTCGCCGCTTTCCGAACACAGAGATGCCTGATGAAAATTCTGTCGAGACAGACATTTGGCCGACCTCGAGAGTGGTCGAGCGGGACCAGAAGAAGATCAACAAGATCATCAGGGCTCGCAAGAACGCCGGAGGCAAGGCCTTGGGCGTCTCTGGAAAACCAATCGCCGGACACTACAGACCAATCTTGAGGCCCGAGCTCTATGAGAAGTTGGTCAAACGGATGGATGAGCTGATGGCGAAGGAGTTGACATGGCGGTAAACTTTTCAACGTTGGTCTATATGCCGTGCCAAGAGGTGTTTGGTAGGCCGGTGAATTTCTCGTCCACGCTGGGCAACTCGTTCTCTGGCGCCGGTAGGGGCATCTATGACAGCCGTACTCTGAACGTCTTACTCGAGGATGGCAGCATCTTGTCCGACCAGCAGACCATCCTCGACATCAGGACCAGTGAGTTTGGTACTCTGCCGGTGCAGGGTGACGTGATCGATATTCCTCCCGAGCCAATATCCGGCCTGCCTGCGCTTGGTATGTATGAGATAACGGACGTATTCCACAACGGAGGAGGTGAGGTCACACTATCGTTGAAGAGATACTCATGATAACAGAGACCCAGACCCAGACGTTAGACATTCGCGACGCGATGTACAACATCGTGACCGTCGATCCGTTCTTCGCTGGCTATACATTTCGCAAGACGAAGATGCTGCCGGTCCAGATCGACCTCATTCCTTATCTCGGCGTCTATATCGCGGATGAGATCACGGTGCCGGACGGAGACGCGAACGCTGGATGCATACGCTTCAACCATACTTCTCGGATAGGCTTTTCCGTAGTTCAAGCTAATAATAATCCGGTCACGTTGGAGCAAAGTATCGACGCCGCTTATCTGAAGATCATGGGCCTGCTCTGGACGAATATCAAATTAATGAACGTGCTCCATAACAACAATCCTGATGGAGTGGGCATAGAAGGTATCGTCAGAGGATCGAGGAAGCACGTCTTTGGGTCGACCGGGTTGAACAATGAGACGCCGTTCGCAGAACTCCAGTACGAGGTGAGTTGTTTTACTCGGAGCGAGTGGTATCCGGACATCACCGACATGCTGAATGAGATCGACGTGACAACCGGAGTCAAGGCAGGTGATACTCAGGCCGAGATGGACCAACGCCAGCAGGTCACGGTCAAATATATGCTGGATGTGCTACGAGCAGCGAGAAGGAGTTAGCCATGGTTGACGTGAAGACGGAAGTTATGACCCCTGGCCAGCGAGCGAAGGCTCGTCTCCAGAGGGCGAGGGACATGAAGAAGGTTGAGGGTGTCCGCGTACTCCCAAACAGCGGTGAGGGGTTCACCGAGGAGCAGATGCGTCGCTTGCTCAAGCACCCCAGCGCCGGTGGCTTTCGTAGTACTGGAGACATCGAGTGGCCCAATGATA